ATAGAAATATGCCTAATTCAAATACCACCCCTAGCCCTTCCAAGAATAGTAAAGGAGGAAATAGCAATGGCCAAGACCAGCAAACAGAAATTTGATTTTAGTGGTTATGCTACTAAAGTCGGTCTGAAATGCTCGGACGGTCGCACCATTCTTCAAGATGCTTTTGCAGATGCTGATGGTAAGACAGTTCCACTAGTTTATCAACACATGCATAATGATCCCAAAAATATTCTAGGCCACGCAGTTCTCGAGAATCGTAAAGATGGTGTATATGCATATTGTTCGTTGAATGATACTGAATCTGGAAAGACAGCCAAGGCGCTTATCCAGCATGGTGATATTTCAGCACTTAGTATATATGCTAATTCTTTGGTTGAAAAGGCTAAGAACGTCGTTCATGGAGTTATCCGTGAAGTATCGATTGTTATTGCTGGTGCCAACCCAGAAGCGTATATTGATAATCTTGCATTTGAGCATGGTGATGGATCTATCTCTACCGACGAGACAGAAGCAATCATCTGCGCTGGTGCACTGACACACGATGCGCTAAATATTGAGGAGGAAAAGGAAGAGGATATAGTCCATGCTGATTCTGAAAAAGAAACTGTCGGTGATATTTTTGAAAGCCTATCTGATAAACAAAAAACCATGGTATATGCAATGATTGCCCATGCTCTCGAAAATTCTGAAGATCAAGATGTTAAGCATAGTGATGATTCCGAAGACGAAGACGAAGACGAAGACGAAAGTGATTCAGACGGTGACTCAATAAAACATTCAAATAAAGAAGAAGGAGATTCTACAATGAAGAAAAATATTTTTGATAAAGCTGCTACTGCCGCCGAAGGAGATGCACTGAAACACGAGGCATTAACTCGCGACGATCTTCGCGCGATCTTCAATGATGCTCGTCAATCTCAGTCAACACTTAAAAATGCCTTCTTGTCACATGGTTTCTCAACCATCTCTGACGCTTTGGCTGTTTATGAAAATCGCGATCAAGTTTTAGCCCATGTTAATACTTATGGGATCGCAGAAAACGTTGAATATCTATTCCCAGATGCTCGTTCTTCGAGTACTACCCCAGAGTTCCTAAAACGTAAGACCGAATGGGTTGCAAAAGTATTCGGTGCTGCTAAACACATTCCTTTCAGCCGTATCAAGACCATTATGGCTGACATTACTGCTGATGAAGCTCGCGCAAGGGGTTATGTTAAAGGTAATGAGAAAGTTGATGAAGTCATCACTCTTTTGAAACGTACAACCGATCCTACTACTGTGTATAAAAAGCAGAAACTTGACCGTGATGATATTATCGACATCACAGACTTTGACGTTGTTGTTTGGCTGCGTGCTGAAATGCGCATGATGCTCGAAGAGGAAATTGCTCGGGCTCAGCTTGTTGGCGATGGCCGAAGCTCTATGTCCGACGACAAAATAAAGGAAGATAAAATCCGTCCAATCGCTACCGATGATTCTGTATACACAGTTCCGATCACAATGGCCGAATCTGTTACAGTTGCTCAGATGATCGATACCATTATACTTGGTCGTAAGAGTTATCAAGGAACAGGTACTCCTACTTTCTTCACAACTCCTGACATCAATGGCGACATGCTTCTCCTAAAAGACAGCACTGGCCGGAGACTATATAACACCGAAGCAGATCTTGCAGCTGGTATTCGTGCTCGCGAGATCATTGAAGTTCCTGTTATGGAGAATAAGATTGTCGTAGTTACTCCTGCTGCGCTTGGCGTTGCTGGTGTTCAAAAGCGTTTAATCGGTGTTTCTGTTAACATGAGTGATTATTCTCTTGGTGCAGACAAAGGTGGAGCTGTTGCTATGTTTGACGATTTCGACATTGACTTCAACCAATACAAATACCTGATTGAAACTCGTTGTTCCGGTGCATTAACTATGCCTCATTCTGCTATTGCATACTGGAAGACCGAGGCGATTCCTGCTCTCTAATCTTAATCATTAAACCAATTCAAAATGGAAGGAGGTAGTCTATTATGGCTAAATTTTCTGGCATGATAGGCTATGCCGTTCAGAGCGAGACTGCCCCAGGAGTCTGGGAAAATCAAATAATCGAGAAGAGTTATCGAGGTGATATTATTCTATCTCAACAAAGATGGCAGAAAACAGAGGGCGCTAATAACGACCTTAGCCTTGATAACTCAATCTCGGTTATAGCAGATCTCTATGCCTATGCAAATTTTGGATTTATAAAATACGTCATATTGCACGAGCAAAAGTGGAGTGTCAATTCGCTTGCTATCAACAGACCTCGAATCGTTTTACAGATTGGAGGACTTTATAATGGCGGGTAGTAGATTAGATCTCCATGATATTTTTATCGATATTCTTGGGACAAAAAATCAGAACGTGTCTCGAGTATATTTTCAAGCTCCTTCCACAACTAAGATGGAGTATCCATGTATTATTTATAAGCGTTCTAGTAGAAAAGATTTCTTCTCTAACGATCGCATATATTTAGGTATGAAGCAATACTTAGTTACGGTAGTGGATAAGAATCCAGATTCTTTAATTCCTGATAAAATACTGGATATTCCATATTGTTCGTTTTCCACCCACTTTGCGGTAGATGGTCTTAATCATGACATCTATACGCTATATTATTGAAAAGGAGAATTTAATTATGAGTAGATTAGTTTGGGACTCAACTGGTGAAAAATTTGCCGAAGCTGGTGTTAAGTATGGTGTATTGTACCCGATGGTCGGTGGCGTCTATTCCGCTGGTGTGGCCTGGAATGGTCTGACCTCGGTAGGCGAAGCTCCTACTGGTGCAGAAGCTAGTCCGTTTTATGCCGACAATCAGAAGTACCTCGAAATAATGTCTGCGGAAGAATTCGCTGGCACCATCGGCTGCTACACCTACCCAGATGCCTTCAAATCTTGTGTTGGCGAAGGCAGTCTCGTCTCTGGCGTCTCTATCGGACAACAGACTCACACTAAGTTCGGTTTCGTGTATCGCACCGAGATCGTTAATGATACAGAAGGTGTTGACTTTGGTTATAAACTTCATCTTGTCTACAACGCTCTCGCTGGAATCTCTTCTCGAGATCACACGACCATTAACGACTCTCCCGCGTTCGAGGAACTAAGCTTCGACTTCACTGCGACCAAGGTCAACGTGACCGATTCGAGCCCAACGGCTCACTTAGTTATCGACTCCTCTAAGGTTGATGCTGGAACACTGTCAACTTTCGAGACTATCCTGTTCGGAACCACTGGCGTCGATCCTCGCCTTCCTCTTCCGGACGAAATCAAAGCCCTGTTCATCGGCGGAGCTCCTTCTGCGTTGAGCGTGTCCATCCTTCCTGCTGATGCTGCGACTGGTGTTGTTGTTAGCGCCAACATCGTTCTTACGTTCAATAACAAGATCGTGGACGAATCGATTGTCGTCACTTCCTCTGCTGGTGCCATAATCGCTGGTTCCAGGTCCTGGGATGCTGATGGAAAAATTCTCACCTTCGATCCCACTTCGAACCTTTCTCCTGCTACGATGTATCTCGTCACCGTCACTGGCGTCGTAGATATCTACGGGCAGCTGTTAGCTAGTGCTGTCAAGACATTTACAACTGCGTAATATCCTTAATGATATAGGAGGCCCTCTGAAATACGAGGGTCTCTTTTATTAAATAAATCCTAATAGTAGAAGGAGATTAGTATTATGTTGAAACAATCCGTATCCTATATCGACTACGATGGTAACCAGGCCACCCTCGTTTGCTACTTTCACTTGAACAAATTCGAATGGTTAGAACTTGAGACCTATACAAAAGGTGGACTTATCCAAAATCTTGAAAGTGCGTTGGAATCTAACAACGCTAAGAAAACAATCGACCTTTTAAAAAAGATTATCCTTCGTGCTTATGGCGAGAAGAATCCAGAAACTGGCGTATTTGAAAAAGATGACGACCGAGCCATTCGTTTTAGCAAGACCGAAGCCTTCAGTGAACTTTTCTATGACCTTGCATACGACGAGACGAAATCCAGAGAATTCTTCCTTGGACTCATCCCTCCAGAAGTTCGTGCGAAGGCTCAGGAAGAACTTGATAAGGCAAAAACTGTGTCATTTCCTGCTAAGAGGATCGAGGAATAGGAGGGAGTTATGAATGCTTGAGATAATAGTACCAGAGAATGAGTTCTATCATCCTGGGCAAAACAAATTTATTACAGTTCCTTCTTGTACACTATCTCTCGAGCATTCATTAATCTCCGTTGCCAAGTGGGAATCAAAATGGCACCAACCTTACCTAAATGCCCAGAAGAGAACTTCCGCGCAAGAGTTGGATTATGTACGGTGTATGGTTATAGGAACTATAAAAAATGACTATGTGTTCTCAGCGCTATCTTCTGAAAACATTACACAGATCCGAAATTATATTGATGACACAATGACAGCAACGACTTTCGCAAAGACGCCATCTTCAAATAAAAAACAAATAATCACGGCGGAAGTTATATATTCACGGATGTTTGCCAATAATATTCCCATGGAATGTCAAAAATGGCATTTAAATCGTTTACTTTGTCTGATACGAGTCTGTGATATAAGCGGTGCTCCGCCATCCAAAATGAATAAAAAGGATGCAGCAGCTCGCTATGCTGAGCAAAATGCTCTACGTAGGGCTCAGTTTAAATCAAAAGGTTAGTTCTCTATAAAAATTGAGGAGGAAAAATAGGCATGATTAAAATGACTCAACGTGGGTCTTTTAGAAATGCCGAACGATTCTTCGATAATAGCAAAAATCTCAGTCGTAGGCTTAGAACCGCGTTCGAGAGATATGGCGCACAAGGAGTCGAAGCGCTTCGATCGGCGACCCCTATAGACAGTGGCTTAACTGCAGACAGTTGGTCATATACCATTGAGAAGTGGGGAATTGGATTTAACAATTCCAACATTCAAGGTGGCTACTCTGTAGCGCTTTTAATTCAGTATGGGCATGGTACAACAAGTGGCGCATATGTTGAGGGTATCGATTTCATCAATCCTGCTCTTAAACCCATATTTGATTTAATCGCTAGAGAGTGTTGGAGGGAGGTTCAAAACTTATGAATAATGACAAGATTGACAGACGGATAGTGGAGATGTCTTTTGAAAATCAAAAGTTTGAGAAAGGCATCTCTCAATCTAAAAATAGTTTGCAACAGTTTTCGAATGCCCTTAAAAATGCAGATGTTGTTGGAGGGTTTTCGGGTTTAGATAAAGTTATTGGTTTTATGTCTCATTCGTTTTCTTCTTTTGAACAAATCGCAATTGGAGGTCTTCGTAGGATTGGTGAATCGGCAGTTAATGCGGGGGCTCAACTTGTTAAATCTTTAACTATCGGGCAAATCACTGGTGGATTTACTGAATACGAATTAAAGATGAACACCATAAGAGCGATAATGAATTCTACTGGATCTGAGGCAGTAGATGTTCGTGAAAAACTAAAATCTCTTGATGATTATGCAGATAAGACGATTTTCAGTACTAGGGATATGTTCGATAACTTAGCAACATTTACTAATGCTGGAATTCCATTAGAGAAAGCCACAAAAGCCATGATAGGTATCGCTAATGCCACTGCATATGCAGGACAAGACGCGAATGCGGCTATGTATGCATATAGGAACTTCTCTGATGCTATTTCTAATGGTTTCATGTCATTAATGGATTGGAGATCTATCAGTCGTGTAGCTAAGATCGGAACCCAAGAATTTAGACAAGAAATCCTTAAAACCGCAGTGGAACTTGGGACTTTAAGCCAAGCTCAAATCGATTCTGGTGAAGTTACAACCCAATTCGAAGATACTTTACAAGAACAGTGGATGACTGCCGATGTAGTAACTGCAGTTCTTAATAAATATGGTGATGCCACAACAGAAGTTGGTGCAAAAGCATGGAAAGCAGCACAAGAAGTAAGAACTTTTTCTGGTATGATGGAGTCTCTCAAAGCTAGTATTGGAACTCAGTTTGCTAATATGTCTGAACTTATTTTTGGAGACTTAGAAGAGGCAAAACGAAACTTTACTTTTCTAAATGCTGTTATGACTACAGTATTTACAAGTGGAGTTAAGAGCGCTAACAATATGCTCGCTGGAGTAAAAGAACTTGGTGGAATTGAGAATGTATTTGAAGGGCTTAAAAATATTACACTTGCACTTCTTTCAATTTTAAAACCAATTACACAGGCATTTGATGAAATCTTTCCGCCAAAAACCAAACAGCAGTGGGTGGTACTTACAAAAATATTTAAAGATTTCACGGCAAGTTTGTTAATCGCTGACTCAACCGGAGATAAAATTAGAAGAACTTTTGCTGGTTTATTTGCAGTTATTGATATTAGTTGGCAACTTGTTAAGTTCCTAGCTAATGCGGTATTTGAACTTTTTAAGATCTTTGTACCACTTGGAGATGGAATTCTTGATACTTCCGCCTCTCTAGGAGACTTTTTAGTTAAGGTCGATAAGGCTATTAAATCTTCTCAGATCTTTCAATACGCTATGTTGACAATTAAAGCTGTTGTAGTTCTTCTTCGTGACGAACTTTCAAGGACTATTTCGATTATAAAAGAGTTTATTATTGGTTTATGGAATGCCGAGGACCCACTCGAATATCTTAGAAAAGCAGGAGAAAATGTTTTCTCTGGTTTCATTGCTGGAATCAAAATGGTAGCATATTGGCTTTCCGAGAAGCTTCCTAAGGCGATAAAGAACATTACTAAATTCTTTAATATGAACTTTGACGAAACTGTTGTTGGTATCTGGCCCACAATTCTTTCTGCATTAAAAGAGGTTGTTGAATTTATTACCGGCGAGGCTACGAATGGTTTCAAAAGTTTTGGTGAAGCTATTAATAGTCTTAATTTTAATAAAATTGCGACCTTTGTTGTTGGCGGCGTCATACTGATGTTCGTTAAACAGTTATCAGACTTAACTGGAGCTATGGCTGGATTCACTAACTCTCTATCTAGTGTTGTTAAAGGATTTTCAAAGAAGTTCTTCACATCATCTCAAGCTGGTGTAATTCGTGAAATCGCAATTACAATCGGTGTACTCGCAGCAAGTATTTGGCTTTTATCCAAAATTCCAGCACCAGAGTTAGAGAAGGCATTAAAAGGATTAGCTGTAGCAATTGGTATATTTGTTGTCGCTTATGCATTAATTCAAGCTATAATTGTTGCTTCGCATAATCTAACAAATAACGATATAAAACAACAAGCTACTTCAGCTTTTGGACTTGTTGGTGTTGCAGCTGCACTATTAGTCATGGCGGCAGGGATCCAGATTATTAGTAAAATCCATAAGGATGATATTTGGAGATGTGTCGGAGTACTTGGTGCAATATTTGTAATGATTACTGGTTATCAAGTTTTGTCGGTATTAATTAGTAAACTTCCAGGTCAACAAAAAGTTAATACAAATTTACTTGCAATGTCCGTCGCTGTTTCACTACTTATTGGATCTTTACTTCTTTTAAAATACATGACTCTTAGCGATATAAAGTCTAGTCTTGGAAAATTAGCAATAATCATGCTTGTTGTTACTGGTTTAGAAGGTATATTTGCATTAACGGCACGAGTCGGTCGTGGAAATAAACTCTCTGCTGGAATTCTACAAATGGCTCTCGGAATTACAGCTATGATCGCAACATTAAAACTTCTCACCTTTATAGATCAAGGAACTATCAAACAAGGTCTTCGTAATCTTACGTTTATTACACTTGTCATTGCCGGAGTTGAACTTGTGATGGGTTTGGTTGGTCGCATAAGTGGAGGAAAAAAGGTTCATTCCAATATTCTATCAATAGAAATTGGGATGCTCGCAATGATCGGACTCGTTGCTATTGTCGGTAACAAGAAGTATATGACGTCTGAAGTTCTCGACCAAGGAATTACTAATCTTGCGAAACTA